GGGAAAGGTTAGCCTTTCTTTCTGGAGATTTATCTTTTTCTACAATGTAATCTTTAGGAATCTTGAGAGCAGCCAATAACTTATCTCTATAGTACATAACATCCTCAATCTCTCCTAAGTTCTGTGCCCCAGGTAGTGTGTCAATCTTAGTCCCCTTTCCATTCTTACTAGGAACAAAGAAATCCTCATCCATAGACATTGGATTAAATCTAGCGTCCACAGTCCCTCTTTGAGTATTGTAGTATTTCTCTTTCTTAAACTTCTCTTTTAATCGTTCAATGAACATCTCAGCCTTACTTGCAGGAAGGTTGCCTGTATCTACATAGAATATTCTTCTCTCAGGTGCCCTAGAAAGACGATAAATCATCATGGCATCTTCCATCATTTTTAGAGATCTAAAAATTCTATGGCACGAAGCTGCAATTGATTTCCCATAAGGGTAGAAAAGGGGGTCTGAGGTATGAAGTCTAAATTGAACAATTTGGTTCTTATCTAATGTAATATATTTTACTGGATTCTCAGATGCTGGTCCAACACCATAGTTAAAGGTTTCATTATTGGGAATTTCTTGCAAGAACTTCTTAAGATACCCAAACTCATTCTCCACGCGCAAAATCCAATTAGGATTAAGAATCTTAATTTTCTTGATTCCTTCTTGAGGTTTATCAACATCTAGAACTAGCTCTGTGAAACAATCACCATACTTCACAGTGTTGCGAATAATATCCCAAATAAAAGTTTCTAATCTTACTGTTTCAAAAAGGTGATCTACTTCATCTACTACCATAGAACTTTCTGATTTTATGGTCCATTTTTCATTTCTTGGACCTCTTTGGCTTGCATCGTCTGCATAAATATCAAATGCTGCGCCAATTTCAGGGTATTCATCCATCTCCTCATATTCTTTATATCGTCTACGACGATTAAGTTCCATTTGGGGAAGAATTGGATTTCTAGATACGCCTCCTATAGCAGGAGCCTGATCATTTGTATCTTTTATAACTTCTGTCGATACTACGGTGTCACCCCCCGCAGCATCCACCTTACCATTATCCATTGCTTGTACAGCAGCTTTTTGTGCAGGATTAGCAAAGAATTTAGCAAAGAATCTCCCTATAGGACCAGTAGGAGTATAAGAGGTTCCTGCTCTTGCAGGAGAACCCCCGAATGTTGTATATCCTTCTTCTAATGGTTCCTGTTCTTCTATTTTATCAGCCATGTGTAATCTTCCTTAGTCATTCGCCCAAACGCATCTTTAAGATTTGCTTTATAATTCCTTGAAGGCATGAGAGGGGTATCTTTATGAGGAATTTTAGAGACAAACTCAATTGGAGTAGTATCCAACAGATGTTTGTATCCATGTACCGCTAAAGCCAAACTCATAATGAGATCATCATGATGATTTTTCTCAGCTTGCGCCTTTCCACCTTCTGTAATAATAAATGTCATTAGTTCGTCACAAGTTCTTGTTGAATTAACTTTGATTAAATCAGTCCTCAAAGCTTCTTCCATATCTGCCAGGATGCTGTCTCTATTTTTTGCTGTCACTTGAAAACCGATATCGCCCTTTTCATCAGACCACAGATTTTCATACTCATAAATATTATAGAGCCAATCAATTAGGTTATTCCCAATAGTATTTCTCTCACAAATAACATGCGCTATGTTATATAGCATACCTTCATTAGCAATAATTTGAGCAAAATCATTAATTGCGGTTTTATTAGAATAAAACTCTGCTACTTGTTGACCATTATACAGATTAATGATATGAAATGCTGAATAATCCCTATCCCGTCCTAAGGAAGTGTCACAAGAAATGATATATGAGTATTGAGGATGAGGTTCTTGCCAAACGCGCATTCTATTGTTGTATTTGGTGTAATACTCCTCGCTAGTTTGGTTAGAAATATCTTTGAGGACCATCCCATCAACATAAGTATCACCTGTGCCTAGGAAAGAACATTCATATTCCTGTAACCACTGTTTTATAGGCATATTAGCCCTAGTGGTATCCTCCCAACTGTGGATGTCTAATCCCTTTTTCTCCATTTCTTCATACAAGTGAGAATAATTCTCGTTGTAGGAATACTCAGGATGCTCCTGCCAGCGAATATCTATTGGATTAAAAGAGTTTTTTCCATTAACTGCTGAATCATAAACATTATGATACCAATTTCCAACTCCATTTACAGTAGAAAGAACAAAAGCTCTACCTCCAGTAGAGATAATAGGATAAACAGCAGCCCAAATAGTATCAATAGCCTCAATAAAAGCAGCTTCGTCAATAATTAGGAAGGATCCTGCCAGAGATCTACCCGACTGCTTACCAGAAGGTCTAGATTTGATCACAGAACCAGTCTTTAATTTAAGCGTGTGCTTGTTATCGTCGGTAATTCCTGGTTTTAGAAAGCCTGGAAGCTCGTCATACATTAGTTTGATGCGGTCCAGAACCTCTGTAGCTTCGGTGTCTCCTTTTGAAAGAATAACAACCTGCTTATGTTTCTGAAAAATAATCATCCACAAAGAGTATGCAGCCGCAATAGTAGTACACCCAGCCTGTCTAAACTTCCTGAGGATATTAAATCTATTATCCTCTAAACAGTTAACTATTCTATGTTGAAAAGGATACAAATTAAATGGAACAAGTCCCCGAACAGGGTGAGTTACCCTAATATATTTTGACATAAAATGGATGGGGTCTCCAGCGCACTTCTTAAATTCATTTAATAATTGTTCTTTTTCCATAAACTAGCATCCTAACTTATATATTATAGTATATGAATATATACTCACTTATATGTACTAGATCAAGAGAAGATATAACTCCTACTACTGATAAATTATTATCCTTTTTGGCTCAAGGAGGGGTTAAAACTTACCTTATCTCAGGATCTTCTTCAATATTCTCCTCATATTATGGAGGAGTTGAAAAAATTGATCCTGATCCAGAGGACCTAATCATCTTTTGTCATGATGATATAGAGATTAGAGAAAACCCTAGTCAATTTATAGAAAAGCTAAAAGCTATAACCTCAAGCGACGAAACTGGCTTTGTGGGTCCAGCAGGAACAACTTGTTTGGGTCCTGACGCAGTATGGTGGGACCAGGGACGATGGCAACAAGGATTACATAAAGGGAAAGTAACCCATATAGATCCAAAAGAAAAAGAATATCTCACCTATTACGGACCTCCAGACGATGTAGTTGTGTTAGATGGTCTATTTTTAGCAGCAAGAGCCAAAGTTATTAGAGATATTGGACTCCAAAAACCAGAATACTTTGAAGGAGAGTGGGATTTCTATGATATACACTACACTTCTAAAGCATTCTTAGAGGGGTATACCAATAAAGTTTTAGATATGAATATTCTCCACAACTCTAGAGGAGAATTAGTTGGGAGAGATTCTTGGCATAAAAATAGATTAGCCTTTATAGAGAAAACAGATCTCCCCTTAAAACTACACAAATAGTTTTATTTCTTCTTTTTAGCTTTAGGTTTTTTCTTAGGAGCAGGAGCCACCACTTCTTCCACAACAGGTGCGGGAGCAGGGGCATCAAGACCTAATTTTGCTCTAAGAACTCTTGCGTGACCGCTATTTGCGGGTAGTCTTGCCAATCTGGCTATGTGTTTTGCTGTCATTGCTTCTCTATGATCCATTATTAAATTTCCTTCCGTGTTTTCTTTTTGATTCTTTTAAGAAGAAGTATTTAAGCTTCTTTTGAATAAGAGCTAACTTCTCCCAATATCTAGGTCCTTTGTTGTTGTATCGTTTATTCTTTTTATTTGTCATTTACGCTAGAAGTTTCACCTTCTATATCAAGGATCCAGTCAATTCCTTTAGCAACTCCGATTCCAGCACCAGCAACAAGGCCAAGCAAAACTACAAGTTCTGCGAAACTCATTCTGTAAACTGAAAAGGGGGTTCTAAACCTGTCCTTGAAAAATATTGCCCATATTGGATTCATTTGTTATCTCCCTTTATATTTTCTTTGTCCC